TTGCTACATACTCATAACAGTTATCAGATGAAGTAAATGGGAAATTTACCATTGGAAAATTTACCCATGTTGATGTTTCACCTAATGCCCATAGTATCGTTATTACTGGAATCCACATTATGCTTTTGCAGTTTTAGCTGCCCTCTTAAAATTTGCTGCAGTAGGAGCACCTTTACTTCCGGGCTTCCTCATTTTTTCCTTAGAACCTGCTGCAATTCTTTTTCTTTTAGCATGAATATTAGCGTATAAGCCACCACCATTTTTCATTTCTTTAGATGCTGTTTTACCACCTTTTTTCATAAATCCCATTTTATTTCTAACTGCAGTAGGTAATTTTTTTAGTCCTTTATTTTTACTTGGCACTTTTTTTAACACTTCCATCTCCTTCGTGCTTGTCTTAATCTGCTGTTGGGGTTTTTTGCAGCCTTAGGAAATTGTTTCATTTGTCCTGCAGATCTAGCACAATATGATTTCCTACGTTTTGCAGCTTTACTGCCTTTCTTTACTTTTCCAGTTACAGCACCTTTTAGTTTGCTTCCGGGATTATCTCTTCGGTATTTTGCAATACCTTTTTTAGTCATTCCAGCACCTGATTTTGTAGGTCGCTTGTGTCCACCTTTTATAGTGTGACCCTTCATGTCGCCTTTTTTAGATGCCATTATTTATTTTCTTTCTTTGGGATACAGTATGCTTTAATGTATATTTTATCCCCTGCAACTCTTTGATGGTTGTTTTGATTTTGTACTTTATTAGAATACTCTAAACAAGTATCTAAATCTTGAAAATATATTTCTTCTTTTACATCTGTTCCTATTAAAAATACTATTAGAACCCAGATCATGATAAAAAGGGGCAAGTTGCCCTGCCCCTAATTAATTATTGAGTTGTTGAAGGAGTGATTGCATTTTGCAAGCCAGAATCTCCTAATTCACAGAGAGTGGCGAACACACGAATCTTTCCGTCAAATGCTGCAGTAACACCTAGAACATCTAGGTTGTCAGCAGCGGCATAGAATTTTGGTGTTGAACCAATTTCGTGACCGACTGCACTTCCTGAAACATCAGTTACCCAAGTATCTGCGGCATCACCATCTCCTAAATCAAGAGTAGGTGAGCCTGAACCTGCTGCAGTAATAGTTTCAATACCAGCGTTTAATACCAAAGTATCGGCTGGGATTTCGAGAGCATCTACGATGTCTCCTACTGCCAAGTTAGTAGAGGAAAAGTCAAGAATAACTTCTACAACTTGTAATTTTTTACCTACTGATACACCAGCAGTAGCACCAGTAACATAATATCTAGTCATAAGTTAATCCTCCCTTAATCTGTTTTAATGACACCAACTGCAAGTGCTTCTGGTCTAAGGACTTTTCTTCCGAAGACGTGAAGACCACGTACAATGTCACTAAAGGTTTCAGTTGAGCGTACAACTTCTGTTTTTGCAATATGCGAAGCTGTAGCAGTTGATGACATGTGACCAGCCATGATAACAAAATCATTTGTTGTATCTTGTCCACTAAGAGTCACGACATCAGTTCCAGAGTTGTTAAGTGCTGTAGATTTATAACAGTTAAACCCTGAAATGTTACCTTGCATAACAAGACCGTTACGTAACGGTGAAGTAGCATCGCCAGTTACTTGCACTTCAGCAAACTTTGCACCTGCTGCAAAAGCCTTTTCATAGAAAACTGGAGGTGCTACGAACCAACGGTTTTCTTCAGGAACAGAATTATCATCAAGTTCCTTTGCTAAATTTAGCAATATGTTTATAGGTTTATTTGCATCAGAATCAAAATCAACTGGTGAAGATGCTGAACCAAAAGTAGTACTAGTACCAGTAATTCCAGCACCGTTTGCCATTACTTGCAGAACACTAGCATCGTATGCTCTCTTTAGTGAGAACGCACCTGATGAAGTTGCTAACGCTTCAAAGTTTACGTGTGAATGACGTTCTTCAATGTCATCAATCTTAAATGCAAATGCATTTGCTTGATCAACTGTCATTGTGATTTGATCGTCAGCCAAATCTTGTGGATTTATCACAGAACCTCTAGAATACGATGAGATCGTAAGTGTTGGTTCTTTGATAATTCTAACGGTATCGCCAAAATTCTCAATTTCACCGTAGTAGTCAGTGTTAGTTATATCTTCTACAACCGAAGCTCTACGGAAAAACTTTAAGACTTTTTGACTAAATATTTCTGGTGTAAAATTACCAGAAGGCAGGTTATTATGACCTGACGCACTATTAAAAGCCATGAGCTTTCTCCTTATTAAAAGTTAAAATTTTAAGATGCAAAATCTATACGACCTTCGGCTCTTGCTTCGTCAATTTCGTTTTCAACTTTTTCAAACTCCCAAGGTTTTAATTTGCCAATATCGCTTGCTTTCCATATTCTTTTATCTCCACCAGTAGAGTTTATTTCTCTAGCTTTAGGTGATTTTACTATGGTTGCTGCTGAATTTTGAACAGATGTTGCCTTTGGTTTTGAATCTGCTTTATATAAATCAACGACTCTAGAAGCCCATCTTGAATCTGTGTTATTTCGTAAAATACCATCTGATATAGAAACAGGTTGATCCTCTAGCCACTTTATAAATTTTTCATCTTGTCTTAGTTCATTAAAATCAGAATGATTGTTTAACAACTCTGCATAAGCATTTTGAACCTTTAAATCTTTTTCTTTTGATTTTATAGTTTGCAATTCTTTTTCAAGATCTTCAGATTGTTCTTTTGCTTTCATAGATGCTATAGTTTGCACTACGTCATAAACATCTGGGTACTCTATTTTAAATTGCTCTAACTCTTCAGGAGTTTTAGGTAACTCAACACCTTTTTGTTTTGCTACTTCCATAGCAGAACCAAGTTGTTTTTTCTCTTCCTCATGTTCTTTTAATTTAGTATCATAATGACGTTTTAAATCATCATATCTTTTTTTATAATCATGAGGTTGATTATTTTCTGTAGAAACAAACGTCTCTGCTTCTTTAACAGGAGTTTCCTTAACTTCTGCAGTTTCTAAATTCTGCTCTTCGTCTTCTTTATAAACATCATCACGATATTTACCTTTGTACAAAGAATCATTATTTATAGTTCCAAAAGAATCGTTAGGTTTATTTGCTCGTGCTCCTCGTTGCTTTTTTGCCATATTTTCTCCTTAATGCAGGGCCACATTGGCGAATGGGTAGCTGCTTTGGTTGTAGTCAGGGCTATGTTATTATAGGTAGCTGACGGTTAATTTATGGTGCAATTTTTTTCTTATAAGCATTAACAAAATCAGGATCAATTCTTGAACTACTAAACGCTTTAGGTGTTTTCATAGTTTGAAAATTTTCTTCTTTGTCTTTATAAGTTATATCTCCCATGGTTTCAACACCATGAAATCGCCCATAAAATGTGTGTCCTTCATCGTCTAGCAAAGGTTCTAAGTAAGGATTTTCGTTGTGAAACGAAGATCCAGACTGTCCGGGCTTTGCATAGAATAATACATGTGAAGGTAATTTGTATTGTTCTAAATCAGGCTCTGTGTCTAAAACATTTGCAGCGGCCGTAAATACTTTTTCTAATGCATTTGGAACACTGCCTGATAATACTTCTGATATTCTTGCTTGTAAGATGCTAGGTTCTAAACCATCTATTTCAGTCATTTTAGTACCTGTTCCTCTAGAGGATCTGTGTAACAATGCATCTTTAACTGTATTTGAATTTTTAAAATCAAATTGTGTATCGTTTACTCTGTTCATTATAACATCTCCAATCTTTTGCATTGGAGATAATTTTGTTGTTGCTGCTACAGTTTCTGTTAAGATAGCTAAAGACAGAGCTTCTTGATCTGTCAAGCTTCGTATAAATTTATCTCGTTGTGGTCTATTTCTTTTTTTTGCGTTAAATTCTTTTAGTTTAGACATAAATTCATCAGAAGGAGTTTCATATCCAATATCAAATTCCTCAACTTCGTCACCGTCTTTGTACCCTTGTACAAACCCTTTATCTATAGCAGTAACAGCAGGTTTACCTTGATCATTTATTTTTTTTAAAAATCCCATGCCCCCCATAGCATTTACGTGTTCTGGGGGTATATACATTTCTCCTTTAGATATTTTTATAGGTACTTGTCCACCTGTAGCTAAACTAGGAGATTTATTTTGGTTTTTTGCACTACTATACATGGCATTTAACTTTTTTTCTCCGAACTTTTGAACAGCAGGTGCGTTTATAACAAAACCACCTTCTCTAGCATCAAAATTAACATCATCAGCTACTGTTTTTTGAGGAGAGTATTGACTAGGAGGTCCTCCTATAAAACCACCTTCATTAAACCCAAAATCACCAGTAAATCCTTCTGCTCCTTCTCTAGTTTTTTCTTTTTCTGATCTAAAAGTATCAAAACTTTGACCAGAACTAACTGTGCCAGTTTTATTAGTTTCTTTTACGTATTGATCAGAAGTTTTTATTTTTGTAGAAGTATCTAATAATCTATTTTTTAAACTAGTAGATAAATTAGATTCATTTATAGATTTTGTAAATTCTTTATCAAAACCTGCATCCCCCATGCCAAACTTTGTATACTCTTGCCCTAGAAATCCTGAACCTTTTCCTTGTTGAGATAATTTTAATAGATCATTTATAATATTTTGTCTTTGATCTTGAGGAAACACACCAGTTAATTGAGGACCTAAAAGACCTGTACTTAAACCTATGGGTCTACCATCATACATGCCTATGGCAAATCCCTCATCACCTAAAGCTGCTCTTGCTGTTATGGTTTCTAAATGAGATTTTGTTAAACCACTTAAAAGTTTTGCAGGTCCTGCTAAAGGGCCTAACATTAAATCTGCTATACCTAAGGTTTGTTGCATTTGTTTACCAGTAGCTATGGAATAACTACTTCCTGTTACTGCAGGAGAAGTAGATATGTTTTTTATTTTATTAACAAAAGAACTACCATCAGTTACTTCAATATTTTCATACGAACTTCTATTATCACTACTACCACCAGTTACTGGTAAAGTTGTACCAGTTCTGGCTACGCTTGGTTGAGTTAAATTAAGTGGATTAGACGTTCTAACCGTTTTAAAAGCACTTCTTATGCCTTTATTTAATTTGTCCATAAACTTAGGTTTAGGTCTTTTTGAATTGTCTACTACAAAACCTTTACTACTATCAAAAGTATAGTTATCTGTAATAAATGCTCGCCAATCACTCATTATTTTGTTTTACTTTCATTGCTGCATAATAATCTAGTTTTAAACCCTTAATCATTTCCAGTGAAGCCACTTTCCCCTGCAGACGGTACAGATCCTGTGCCGACTGTGCCACCACCAGCCCCTTGAGGGCTATTTTGATTTGCTCCTCTAGGTACTCCTCCAGAGCGATCCACGCTTTCTCGTTGGTTACTATTTGGCTGACCTTGCTGGCTTGCTTCTTGTTGAGCATCTTGTAGTCCTCTTAACATTTGTGCAAAAATTTGTGCTTCGTTTACATCATTTACTAAACTATCAGGATCTATATCTTGTGATATAGCTAATTCCCTAATTAAATTAGGTATTTTTATAAAAGGAGCTAACATAGGGTTTCCTACAGTTTGCAACAAAGCTGTAAGACGTTGACTTCTTACTTCTTTTTGCATTACACCAGAAACTCCTCTAGGTTTTATTTCTAAATCACCTTGTATATCTGGAGCATTTTCGTTAAACTGCATATTCCATTGAAACATAGCTTCTCCCAATGGCTTTAACAAATGATCATCTATATTTTTTATAACTGTTTTAAGAGATAACGATGCACCTCCTAACAACATAGATAATCCAGAAGCTGTTCTTCCAGTTCCAGATACTCCAGTTTGTCCATGCATAATAGATGGCAATCCTGTTTCTTCATCTGCTAATTGTCTACTTATTTGATACATTTGTAAGTTTTCTGGTGCAGTGTTAGGAAACTTTAAGCCATTAATAGCTGTTCCTGTTACACCAGATTGTCTTCTAAATATTTTTCCGGGAAATATGTCCATGTTTTGTCCCGGAACTAAACTTGCTTCATCTACGTCAAATACTAAGTTTCCTGCTAGTGTTAAGTTATCTATAGCCATTCTTACGTGACCATTCATTAACATTTGTGCATCTTCCATATTTTCTGCAACACCTACACCCCATAGTTGATAAGGGTTAATTTCGTAAGGTATTACTTGATAGGGTATTCTAGAAGGTGTAAAAGGATTTAATACACATCTAAGTATATGCATCCCTGACACCCATATATTAACTTGTACTTGATCTAATTCACTAAGATCATCAGGTATTTCCATACCTACTTCTCTAGCTAACTTTGCATCTAATACACCCCAGTATTCTAATACTTCATATCTGTTTTCTTCGTAAGATGTTTGATTTTCTTCTCTACGTATAGTGTCTTCATAATACTTGTTGTTATAATTAGGACCCATTGCTATACAATCTTCTACAGCTTCTTTATAGAAATGAGGTATATTAATCAGACCTCTCATTTGTTGTTTATTCAATCTATGACGTTGAATAACATATTCACAATCTTCCATGCTTGTTGCATTAGGATCAGGATGAAAATCCCAAATAGAAACATGTTCTAATCTAGGAACAGTTTTTTCATATGGAGAGTATTTTCTTTTGCCATCTTCTCCACGTTCCCATTTGTGTATTCTTTTATGATAATTAAAAGGTCCTTTAACAACTCCAGTTCCTAATAGAGATGCTTCAAATATTGCGTTTCTTAAAACATTTACTGCACTTGTATCTAACAGTTGATCGTGTATATGTTTTTCTAACCTAAGAGCTGCTTTTTGTGCAGGACTTATTTGAGGTTCTCCTGCTTTAGAAGGACCTTCTGCTATAGGTGCATTTGCAAATTCTTGTTCTAAACCACCTAATATGTCCATTGATGGAGATGCTTCCATAGCACCGGGAGCTAGGTTTCTACCATCTCCTTGAAAACCATAAGGATCTTGTTGAGCAGGTTGTACAACTTGATCTATAGGAGTTTGTAAATGGGCAAACTCTGCAATACCTTCTGGTATAGGAGTAGGTTCAACAACTATAGGAAATTTTTTATTAGAAAATAATATATCAACTATTTGACCATAAGCTGCTAGAACTTTAGTCTTAGTTATTTTGATAAATACTTTAGAACGCTCAGAGTCACGATATACAGTAGTACTGTCGTATATACCCCTAAAGTTTTTATACGCTTGTAGCCAATCCTTTTCATGGGATTGTCTATTGTGTTCTGCTTCTTCTAGTTTATTTCTAACATACCCTATAAGTCCGGGCATGCTTTCACTAGGATCTACGACAGGTACAACTGTATCGTCTGCAGGTTCTAAAAAATTATCAGACATATGTTAAATTAATTTCCTGTTGGTCGTTCTGCGGCCATTGCGAATACAGATTTATCTACAGTAGTTTTAGTTTGCTTTTTAGGCATATCTGCTGTAAGTACATCTGTAGTTGCTCTGGTATCAAACTCAAGTGATTCTCTGGTTAACATATTAGAACCCATAGGATCATTAACTGATGTTTTATCTGAACCCATGATGTAAGAAGCACCGTAATTATAATTGTTACCGGGCATTGTACTCTCCTTATTGATTAAAATTTAAAAAATTATCTTTGGGAAAATCCCTAACTGTTGTTTTATCGTCTTCGCTGTACATAAATTCGTCAGCATCGTCACTTCCTCTTTCAGGCTGTTGACTCATCTTTTCCATTTCATTTTTCATTTGTTCATCTGTAGCCGTCTTTGAAATTCCAAATGCCATAGGTACAGCTTCTGCTACTGCCGATATAGCTCTTCCACGAGGATCTAATTTAAAAGCTGCTTGACCTGCTTTTTTTATACCTTGAATTATACCTTCATCTTTTGCTACATCAAATGCTGTTTCTCCAATAGCTTCAGCATCTCCTTCTCCTTGAAATGCTGCTGCTAAACCTGCTCCTGCTCTACCTGCTGTACCTAACTTAGAAGCTCCTCTAGCTAGTGTTGTTTGCATATCTCCAAACATATCTCCAGAAGAATCTGCCATTGTAGCCGTTCCATCAGGTGATGGTTCTCCAAATATTGTTTCCATAGGAGAATCGTCTAAAGCACGGAACTCATCCACATTTCCATCTCCTGTAGGAATACCTAAACTACCTAACATTTTTGCTCCTAACTCCATTTTAGCATTATGTTTTGCTATTTTTGTTGCATTTTGAGCTTTTAATCTACCTTCAGCAGCTTCTTCAGATTTTTTACCTAATTCTATGTCTAGATTAGCTTGTTGTAATTCTAACTCTTTTAGAGATACATCTTGAGATTTTTGTGCTAATTCATCGCTAACTACGTTAATTTTAGTTGATATAAATTCTTTACTATATTGTAAATTAGGATGTTTGTTGTCTAATTGTTCTTGTATAAACCAAGGAGTCGCTCTATATGTTTCCTCTGGAACATTATATTTTTTTGTTCTATTGCTAAGATTTTTTATACCTATATTGGCTAAATACTGTGCAACAGAATTTTGACCATTTAAAAGTGCATGTATAGATATTCGTTTTACATGTGCTAGTTCTAAAGATCCCATACCTCCAGTAGCAACATATGCTCTAGTGGTAGTAGGGTTTGCTCTTAAAGTTAAAAAATCTCTTTCAGGAGAACCCTCTGGTATTCCCATAGCACTTAAATGAGTTTCAGACATTTTTCTTAAATCTTCTAAACTAAACTCCCCTCCTTTTTCTACACCTTTAACAGTGTACCCTACAGGTATGTCTGCATTTTTTAAAGCTTGATTTGCTATTTTTTGTGTAGAAGCTAAATTTTTAAATACTAAACCGTCTGTTCTATCTCCAACAAATTGTTTTACAACATCTAATATATCAGGAGTAAAAATACCTGCTTTGTATACAGCAGGTTGATTTCCTTTGGTAGCATCTCTTATTGCATCTTTTATGAGTAACTCAGAAACAAATCCTGTTTGAAAATCTATTTTTTCTAATTTTAAATTTTTTAAATCTGAAGGTCTATACCCTCCCATAAGAATCATAAGGGTAAGATACCCTGCTTCTTTTTGTTTTACATCTTTACTATTTATTAGCCCTGATGCTACTTTTGCAATTTTTTCATAAGGAGCAGTATTCTTATACGGAATAGGAATTTTTCTTGTGGCTTCTCTTGATTGTGGAAAAGTTGATACTCTTTTTGCTTCTCCAACCACGCTATCTACAAGAAGACGAACAGGGTTATTGTTTCCTTGTGCTACATACCCTGCTTCATTAAATACTTTTTTAAATGATGAAAGTATTTTATTTGCATTTTCAGATCCATCATCAATAATTGCATTTGCAAATTTTGCTTTTGCTTCTTTGTTATTATTTATATCGCCTAATGTTAATTCAGATAAACCTAATTCACCTAATTTTTTACCTACGGCTTGTCTACTGCCAAAAGTGTTAGCGTTTACAACGAGATTAATTAATGGAGTTTTATCTAAAAAATCTTTTCTTAACTCGCCAGAGTCTGCTATTAATTTTTCAAAATTTTCATTAAAGAAAGCCATTAGTAACCAAATACCTCATCTTGAACTTTGAACACTTGGTTTTTAATATGTCCTAAAGTTTGGTGTATGGATGCGTATCCTGTTACTCTGCACATAAGCATATAACGCAAAGCATCATATGCGTGATCTTCAGCCTTTGTATCTACATCTTCGCTGTTAGTCTTAGACAAAGGTATTCCTGCCATTTGTTTAATTAAATTACTGCACGTAGAAAATATACGAACTCTAGGTTCTTCTGTACGAGGATCGTCAGCAAGTCTACTGTGCACTTCCATTTTACCTTGTATCCTATTTCTATCAGCAGGAGTCCATCTAACTCCTGTTCTCATCATTGTTTCTGCTATAGAAGGTCCGAAGCCTGTCTTATTCCAACAGGAAGAATCTAGTATAGTGTAATGAGGTATAGGATCTAATTGTTCTGCTTCTAATATTGTATCGGCTAGTTGCTCTCCTGTCAAGTGCTTTACATAAAGTTCTCTATAAATCCAGATATTATTATCCCAATCTATAGCCCCCCATAAAACACAAGATGGACTTGCATAACCATAATCTGCTGCACGTATTCTGGGCCAGTTAGTCGGCATATTAAAAGGCTCGACTACATGCTTATTACGTGAAAACTCTGGGAAGGCGGCTCCCTCTGCCACATCCCAATCCCCTTCTAAAAGTCTCTTTCTTTCCACTTCTGGGAGCGATCTCAACATTGCTTCATATTGACCATCAGCCATGAGATAGGGATTATCAGTCAACCGTGCAGGAATAAACTTACGAAAGAACAACGGTTGCCTTGCTTTTTTATGTCCAGAGGGCCATAGTAAAGGTTTTCCTGTATCTATGTCACACGCTGGAAAAGCTGTAAAGGGTTCAGAAGGTTCTATGTACATCTTCTTAACCCACCATCCACCAACTCCACCGGGGTTAGCAGTACATCTCATATATAAATGTTCTTGTAACTCTGCATCTGTAGATCTTAATCTAGATCTTAAGTAATCCCACACATAAGATGTAGGATACTGTGTTATTTCGTCTATACCTATCCAATTAAACGACTGACCTTGAAATCTAGTTACGTCTTTATCTTTATCTAGATACGTAAACCATATTGTTGCTCCTGATGGAAACACCCAAGTTGATTTTGACTCTCTAAATCTCGCACCGGGAAACGCTTTTGTGTATAGTTGTCTCGATTTGTCTATAAGTTCTGTTAATTCATCCAGTGTTCTTCTTAGGAGAAGACCTCTGTGATTAGGATTATGGCAATAGCGAAGAGGATCAGCAAGTAAGCTAAAGCTCTTCCCACCTCCTGCCGCACCCCCATATAGTACATCACGTTCTGGAGACGATAGAAAATCTTCTTGAGGACCTTCATTGGGTTTAAACACAACTTCACGACCATCCACCAGTTTTTGCACTGATGTAGGGAGATTTTGTAGATCTCCTTGATCAATAGTCGTTGATTTATCTCCCTTAAGAGCTTCCTCAATTTTATTTGCACTTTCTTCAATAATCTTTGCATATTGTCTTTTATTCCCTGCTTTCTGTGCTAATTTGTTTGCTTTTTTGTTAGCTTCACGTAGTCTTTTCTGTGTTTCTCTACGTGCTTTCTGAAATACGGATAAATTATAATTTGCTTTAGGTGCGTTAGGGTCTTTTTTAGGTCTTCCTGCCATATATTTGCTAGTTTTGCTTCTTAGGGGGCAATAAAACTACCCCATGAATTGCCTGTACATTGTGATTCATCGTCTCTTGACGACCTAAACCTACCCTATTGAGGAGAGTTTCTGCAGCTTTTAAGCGTAATTCGTCTCCTCTCTCTGGTACAGGGTTGTCTATTGTATTGATAACTTGGTTTGCAGCCTTCAATGCTCCCATAGATAGTAGCGATTTGGTCTTTTCTACAATTTCTTCTGCTAATGATGTTTTGAGCCATCCTACAGATCCTTGAGAGTATCCTGCCTGTAACGCAGCATCATTTACATTGCCACCATTCCTAAACAGTGTATCTAAAAACGATTCCTGTTGGGGTGTCAATTCCCTTTTATTTTGTCTTTTAGGCAATAAATTTAATGACATACTATTATAATAGGAACGTATACCTATTTAGTCAATAAAAAAAATTTATCGCCATTGACAAATGTAAAATATACTATCATACTAAGGTATCACCTGTTGGGGTATACATACATGTATACCTTACGACACTGCTGGGAGAACCACTCGTGTTCTACACCCATTTCTCATACAAATAACTACAAAATATAAAATTACGGTTGACATTGCTAACAAAGTACCTGTACCCCCGGTGTCCCTACCGACCCCTCTGGGTGCGAAATACCTATAATAAGAAGAGAATTACCCTGTTAACAATATATATACCTTAGTAATTCCATCCATATATACCTATATAAAAACCCTTTCACGTATATAGAAAAACTTAGAGTGACTTTTTATTCATACAAATAAATTAATAGCTATATATAAGTGTCACCAAAAATAGCAATAAATACCATAAAACTAAGTAATATAATAACTTAGGTATTTATTATTATATGCATAAAAAAACCCCCCAGAAGTTAATCTGGAGGGAGTTTAGGAGGAAAATATATTATAGTTATATATTATTAATTATTAGATGAAAAGTAATTCTTTCTATAATCATTAACTCTGTTTTCAACTTTTTCATTAACAATATATTTATTTGCATTTGATAACCAACATTGAACACAAACATATAATTCATTCTCAGTTATAAATAAATATCTTTCTTGCTGTTTGCCACAAGCAGAACAACTGCAAATATCTTTTGAACTTGGAACATGAATACTCATATTAATAAGTTCTTTCTGTGCTTTGCATTATCATATTATCATTATCATCGATAATATAATCTTTTATTTTTACTTGTTTATTAGATGTTCCATAGCATGAAATGCCTTGATGTTCTAATAATTCTGATAATGCATCAACTTGCATTTTAATAGATCTTAATTGAAGAGCTATTAAATTAAGATCTTTATAATCATTAACAATTACATTTTCGAGATTGGATTTATTTACTTTAATAATTTTATGCATTTTTTTATCCTTTGCATTAAGTTAAGATTTTATATTAATGATCTTTTATTAAGATCAGCTAATAGATAAATACTATGATCTATCTTTTTTTGTGTCAACTTTTTATTTTCATTTAAAAATATATTCCTATACTTTCCAGTTGTTGTTGAATAATCCCAATGATTTTCATCAAGCCATACTTGGTTATCATTATCTCTAAAAGCTATCAAAGTTTTATAACTTTGGAAGTAATGACCCTCTGGAGTGACAATTAAAAATTGATTAGGTCTTTCATTAATGTTGTGTACTTTTATTGTTTCATTAAAATATCTTCTTTTCATTTTATTTCCTTTCAAGGTTTTATTTTGTTCCAGAGTATAGGCATAAAAAAAAGAGGATGTAAACACCCCCTTTAAATTCTTATTTATTTTGTTTTTAAAATATTGCTAGTAAAATCGCTATCAAAACAATTATCCAAACTAGCTTAAAAACACTAGTTATCCAATCATGTATCATGCGACTAAGGCTAACTCATTCCAATTATCTGTTGACAATAATTGTCTGACTTTATTTTGTCGGTGTAATTGTACTGTATGCTTTGACATTGTTTCACCCAAAGTCTGATTTTTGCCATTGACATCTACATACTTAGCATCAGTGTGAGTAGACCAATAGGTCAAAGCATTATAAGCACTCCATAAATTTGCACCACAATCTTGACTTTCTTTTTGGAATACTTGCGTCATAAAATTCAATAGCTTTTGATTGACTTTATGTTCACTGTCAGCAATTAAGCGACTACCAACACCCCTATCAACTTGACATAAAGTATCAGCTAAAAATTTAGCAAACTTTTTGTCAGTGATGGGAGTATTCTTCCAATGCACCATTTGATCTTGGTTAGAGTGCCAAGACTTAAGACTAGTCTGAGCATTATTGAGTAAGGCATCGACATTTAAATTTTGTGTATGTAAATGCTTTTGTTGATAGGATTTTTCACCCCCAAATACTTG